TCTTTCGGAGTAAACCCAAACTCTTTACTTATTAACCCAAATATAGGTTGCCAATCTACTCTTTGATTATCTTGGTTTCTGGATTTTTTTTTACAGCACCAAATATCAACTTTGCGACTTCTGGACTATTAAACTTTGCTATTGCCTCATCATCTAAACAATCTCCGACTTCCTCTTCTGTCATTTTAACATCAGGATTAATGTTTGCTAAAACAAAAATAATCTTTCGCAAATCTTTAATGCTAATCTTTCCGCCCGCTGTTATTAATCCCATCTCATCAAGTTTTACAAACGCATTTAGCGTTGCGGGATAAATAGTAAGTTTATCGTTTAACTTAATCGGACTTGCTAACGCTTGCTCTAATGTCAACATTCTTTTTTCACCTCCTCAATATATTTATTTGCTATATATTTTTCTGTCCAATATCGCTCCATAAACTTCCTACTTTTTATCCCTATTTCTTCTCTCATTCCCGCATCTTTTATCAATGTCTCTATTGTCTTGTAAAGATTATCTTTATTCGCAATAACAAACGGAATTTCACTACATCCAAAGAATTCTCTTATTTGCGTTTTGTTTAACTCGTCTAACCCTGACACTGTAGGTATCCCCATACTCAAAAATTCTAACGCACTTAACCCATAATACCCGCCTAAATGGTCAAACCCTATATGACATAACCTCTTTAACTCCAATGTCTCTTTTAATGTCTTATCTTCTATCACTACACCTTCTATATCATACTTCTCTTTTAGTTTTACTATCGTATCTATAAACAACTCCGTGTTCTTTAATTCTCTATTCGTTGGACAATGACCTACAACTACCTTTTCTTTTTTCACTCTACCTCTCGGTAAATACCTTACATCATTTATCGGGACACAATTCGGTAAATATTTTGCTTCTGGTATTAATCTTAACAAATCTGGAGTAGACACAAACACTTTCGCATTTTTCATCTTATATTTCCATCTAAAATGCTCTGGATTATCTCTAAAAATCTTATTCCCGTGATGATGATAAAATATAGGTTTCCCTTTGGTAAAATCTTTGACTAAAAACCTGTCATACAAAATATAGTCCTCATCTATCTTATGTAAATGAAACACATCAGCATTATTCAGTAAATACTCCACTTCATTTAAATCATCTTTTACCTGCCAAATATCATAATCAAAATCAAACTTCAAAATTCTATGAGTTGTAATTAACCGTGCCTTATGTTTGGTATACCTATTCACCGCTTTTACCAAATTCATTACACTTCCCGCTGGGTCTGTGCTTGTAATGTTTAATATCAACATTATTTCTGCCCTACCGCAAAATGATGAGGTAATAACAAATGTTTTACTCTTGCCTCATCACATCGCCCTATTTTATATCCCGCATCCCAAACTCGTTTTGACCAATCTACATCTCCCCCGTGAAACCTCTCATCTTCATTCCAATATCCTACCTCATCCATTATTTTCTTATATGTCGCTCCTACACTCACAAAAAATCTACCATCTTGAAATCTTGTTTCTTCCCAACCGTTCCCATAAATATAAAACACTACCGCTTGGTAATCACTCGCTCTTAAATAATTCACTATATTAGGAATTGCATTAGGATATAACTCTACATCATCAGTAAGCCATAAAACTATTTCCTTGCTTGCCATCTTAAACCCTATATTGAACGATTTGTTATTCCCTAAATTAACTTCGTTCTTTATATAGACCAAATTCTTATATCCTTTTACATTATAATATTCATTAGAACAATCATTTATGACTATAACTTCAAAATTACCATACACCTGCTCATAAATCTGGTCTAACAAATTCTTTAAAGATACCCACCTATTATAAGTCGGGATTACTATACTTAAATTCATAACCTAAACTCCTTTATCGCTTCGCTTAACTTCATTTTTGGTAAATCTAAAATTCCATTACTACAATCTATAATATGTAGAAAATTAGTTTTATACAGTCGCTCTAATGCATTTTTATAAGTTATCATTACATTTTCTGTCATCTCTCCATTATACATTACCGCTGACTGTTTTCTCTCTGCATCTGTCTGCTCATTAGATACCCGTTTCCATTTGTTTCCTACTCGCTCGTAATCATCTGCTCTGTATTTTCCATCTACATATTTTAAATCATACCCTATTAACACTATTGGTTTACATCCTATATAATTCGCAAACACTACCATACTATTCCCAACACTCCCTAAATTCGGAAAACAATCTATATCTGGATATATCGCTGGTAATACACTATCAAAAAATTGTATTCCTGGATGCCACATCCTAAAATAATATACCTTATCCCAACCTTCTAATACTTTCGGATTCATACTATGATGAGTTATTAATGGTATATTTTTCGGACAACCTTTGAAATCTTTATATCTTTCTTGATGACTATCAAATATCATAACATAATCAGGTTTTATCCCGTTAGCAATACATATCCTATATGCTCGGTTAGCAACTATTATAACACTATTTTTTATTTTCTTTATATTCTCTATCTCTTTTTCTACACTTACACCTAATCCTATACATATACAAGGTTTTCCTTTGTGTTTATCTTTTAACTCATTTATCTTTAATCCATTTTTTACTTTTTGATAATTTTCCGCTAAATTTTTACTCCAAACAGGTAGCCATTTAGCAATTATATAATCTTGGTTTGTCCCTTTGTAAGTCCGTGTTCCTTTATATACTTCTACTCCAAAAATCTCTTTTAGTTTTTCTATTGACTGCTCAATATCCATACAAAAAAGAAAGGCAAGACATATATTTCAAAATATTCAAAATATAAATCTTGCCTTCTTATACTTACCTCCTTATGCTTCTTGGATTATTGTCATAAGTCGTTCTTTTTCTGGTTTTGTCGGGTCTGCTAATACCCTAAACACTATCGGATACGCATTTTCTGCGTCTTCGCTAAAAGTCAAATCCAGAGGACCATCTACAACCGCTTTGTGAAAAGTAAATTGCACAAGTTTGCCGTTGCTTAACTCGTGGACAAACTTTAACTCTTTTTCTATCGCTACTTTGTCTGTTCCCCATTTTATCGTTGTTGCCGAACTATCTACAAAATCATAATCTACTACCACTACTTCTCCACTTGCTATTGAACCAGAAATATCTCTAACTATATTCTGACCTGATATAGAATAATCTGTTCCAGAAACATAATCTTCGGAATAATCTAACTTATGGACTTTTACGCTGTCAGCCACTGGAGTTTCACTTAACGCTATCGTTCCTGAAACAAAATTTATCTCTTCTGATTTCCTTAATGTTCCACCTGTCCCTTTGTTAGCACTAATTCCCAACGCTACCCTTAACTGGTCTAACTTCAAATCTTGAATGTTAGCAGTCAATGTCAACTCACTCCCTACTGGAGTAACCTTAACTTGCTCTAACATATTCCCCGCTTTACTTACTACATTAGTTACTGCAGCGTGTATCACTACACTACTTTTAGGACTTCCAACTCTTACATTCCCATAATATATCTGTCCTAACCCAATCGGTATATCTACCTTGTTTATTTGACCTGCCATTTTTATATCCTCCTTAATTTTAATCTCGTATCGTTTTTCTCAAACTCTATCTCTTTTATCTCATATGTGTTGCGTCCTAAATATACTCTATCTCCTACTTTCGCTTCTACAATTGACGCTATCACTATTTCTGTTTCTTCTGACACCAAAAAATAGAAGTAATCTCCTACACCTTCTACCTCGCATATATCAAGCATACTTTACTACCCTTTTTACAGCATAATAACTGTCTGTCCTGAAATACGCTTCCTCTTTCTCATCCCACATCATCGGACCACTTGAATCAAACTTTAATATGTATACTTCCTCTTTCACTAATAATGCACTTTTATGGTCTAAAATATCATATATCCGTTTCCCTATCGCTTCTACATCCCCACCATAAATTGTAATATCAACCCTAACATCGTGAACCCCTAACAAATTACCCGCTACATTAGATACACTACCTATCGTATAACTTATCGCAGGTAAAGCCACTGTTAGCGGCGGGAAATTATAATATACTTTCTGACCACCTAACAAAGTTTGAAGTTTCGCATCGTTATTTAGCGTGCTATATATCCATTCCTCTAATATATCACTCATTTCAACACTCTTCGAAATATACTTACAATTTGCGATTTATTCTGTTCTATCGCTGGTCTTAAATACGGATACGGTCTTGACCTACACGTCCCATACTCTACGAATTCAGCATATTTTATCTCGCGTCCTTTGTAAATCCCACCAGCGTTTATCTCTATACTTATATTGTTTTTAGATACTCTTGTCTTTCCCCGCCTAATAGAATTTACCAATAACCCCGTCTGCGATGCAAACCTACCTTTAGCGTGTGCCGCTTGTATATTATGAGGATGGTTTTCTTTTGCTGCATTTATTACGGGAGTTGCTGCCATCTCTAACGCCATTTTTATCTTCTCTTCCATAACTTTACCAAAAACCCGCATCCCCGCCAAAGTTTCGTTTAACCCGATTACTTCCATCTATTTTACCTGCTCCCCATAACACCTAATATGATTTGGTTGTTTCTCTATTTGTTTTATTACTATAAACGACCCATCACTCCTTTTTATCCTATCGTTTTCTCCTACTACTACATCCGCCCCTAAATATATTACATAGTCAACTACTATCTGCATTTCAGCAAGTTGCTGAATTATATCTGTTTTTGCTGGTTGAATGCAAACCTTTATATCCGATTTCTTGGTATAACTTACCGTAGATTTCCCCATAGTTCCAAACGATACACTCCTGGTTTGAAGTTCTACTGTTTCTTCCAAAAACGGGACTACATCCGCTTTTATCTTGTCAGTGTTTAACCCGTATACCATTTATACCTCATCGTTTTTATCTGGAATATAATCTTCACCTATGCTACCTAACAACTCTTGATATACTTGCCTTATTTCCCTTAACTGTGCTAACTTTTGAGATGCAGATACCGAAATATCACCTATCCTATAATCTATCTGCGGATTTGCTATCAGTTCATCTATTTTGTTATCTATATCATTTATTTTCGCTTGCAATTCTTGTTTTGTCATCGTTTTGAAAAAAGGGGGGCGAAAGGAGATGCGAAAAAGCCCCCCCTTTTATTATTTCTTTATGCTGTATTTTTGATTACAAACCTGTAATCCGTAGCAGCAATAGCACCATACATCCTAACTTTAAACCGCTCTACTATATCTTTGCTAAATGCAGCATCACTATCTCCCCGTTGTCTAAATATCTGAATCGGGAACACCTCGTGCCATACAAATTGTCTCTTGAAATTTCCATAGAACCAATTTGATTCTGATATTCCGTTTAGATACGCCGAAGCATAAACTTTCATCCCAGAATATGTATTCTTGAATATAGAAGTTTTGTTATTTTCGGTGCTTCTGATTTCTATTGTATTAGCAATCCTGTCTCCAGTTGCTTTTAATGCCTTCGGCACTAACAAAGCACATTCGCCAACCTCTATATAATTACCTCTCTCATCTTTCATCTTACCTAACAAATTCTCTGCCGCATCTATGTCTGTGTAATCTACAAGAGCATTGCTTGATTTCACGTTCCCATTTCCAGATGTATACAACGCTGTTGCTACTCCTAACGGTCTATACACATTATTATTGACATCACTTATCCCCGCCAATATCAGTTGGTCTTGTGTCTCGGCTGCTTTTTCGCCTATCAAACTTGCCCGCTTTAAAAGTTGTCCTGTTTGGTCAAACACAATCGCTTCTTCTGTGATAGACAAAATTCGTCCATATTTTAAAGCATTAGTTGTCACGTATTTTTCCTCAATACCTGCACTTTCTTCGTAATCCATCTGTTCGTGGACTTCTTTTAACCCATCTAATGCACCAAACCCTACAATTTTATCTGACTGCTTCATAGCAGAATACAAATCTACTAACTCTAACCCTACTTTCTTGTATCCAGTATAAGCATCCATCACTTTCTTTGAAATTAACTGACCTGTAATCACAGGAAACGCTGTGCTATCTATTGCTTCCTGAATTTGATGGTCATTTTCTCCCAACCTTACTAAATTCCCACCTAACGTCTGGTTTACTGGACCAACACAAACTTCCCACAAATTCCTTAAAGATATATCTTCAGGTTTGATTTCACCTTTTGCTATCATCTCTACAATAGTATCACCAAACGCTTTTTCTCCTATACTTTCTTTGATTTCTTTTAATCCTCTCATTTTATATTTCCTCCTATCTTAATTCTTTATGATGCAGTTTCACCAGTATAAGCAGTTTTTATCCTGATTAACACACTGGTTAAACTTGTCCCTGCTCTTTGAACCCGCCCAATAGCGTGAGTATCACTTTTCTTAACCTTCTGTGCCGCATTCCACTGAACATTATCCTCTACCGCAACCGTTGTCGCAGTATCTAACGGATACTCATATACTCCATCTTGTGCTACAACTATCGGATTTGCTTCTCCCGCAGCACTTGCTTGTAATGCTACTCCTAAAAATGTAGCCGCATCAGTTGTCGTAGCCATCTGTGCTGCTTTTCCCGAACTTAACTTTACTAAATCTCCAATACTAACTACTGTTGCACTCGCTATCGGGACAAGAATACTTTTTAAATCGTCCCCGTATCTTAATGTATTTACATTACCCATCTTTTCCTCCTCGTTATGCCTTTATGGCATATTTGATTTCTTTTTTTACCTCTTCGGTAATCCCTGTTGAACTCTTTTCTCCCATATTCTTTACTTTACTTTTGTCTAACTCTACCAGTTTAACCCTGTCCTCTATTAACTCTTTGATTTGCTCCTCAACTGATACAACTTTATCACCATCTTTTTTCTCCTCTACTTTTTCCAATATCTTAACAAAAGTATCAGTTATCGCTTCCGCAGGTAGTTTGCTTTCCGATAACAACTTCGCTATCTCCTCTTTCTTTTTTGCTACCATTTCTTTCACTATGTATCCATCTATTTCTATCTTGAGTTTCTTATTCTCATCTTCCAATGTTGCTATCTTTTCTTTTAACTCTTTTACCTCTTCCATACCTTCCTCCTTACTTTGACTTTCAAATAACCCTGTAGTTGTTGCGGGATAACAAACAAGGTCTATACTCTTTTTATCCCAATCGTGTATATGTTCTACTATCTCTACCCCATCTTTAGTATGCACTTCTCCTTTCCCATTAATAGAATTCCCTATCACATCACTCATATTTTCTACTAACGGCAATACCCATTCTGCTTGATTTTCCAGCAACACCAAATCACTATATACTTTCCTTTTCCCTTCGTCAAACCGCAAATTTCTATGCCTACCTATAATCTCTCTTATATCTCTTTCTTCATCTTTATGGTTAGCAAATGCTAACGCTCCTTCAAACACTACCGACGCTTCTCTTAACGCTGCATCTGTATACTCCCTGCGATTTTTAGAATGTGCTGATAACACACTAACATTCCTAATTACATTATCCTCTACTTTCGCCTCTTTCAAACTTTCTGTAAACTCATCTATAATACTTTCTGAATACTTCCCAATCTTATATTTCTTTAACAACCCATCTAACTTTGCCCTGACTTCTGCTGGTATATCCATCGGTTTCCCCGTCCTTGCTCCCGCAACTGCCGCACTTGCCGCTCTTAACGCATTAAGATTTATTTCTCCCCTCTCTCTATACATCCCCGTCTCTGGGTCTATCCCGCCTGCCCCTTCGTATACCGGTAAATGCCAAGTCGTCTTTTTATCCGGGTCTTCTACCCACAAATAACAACTCGCTGGTAGTTTAGATTTATCTACCGTATCCCAACTTGCTGTTGACTGCTCTTTTATGATTTTCATTTCTTATTACTCCTCCTTAACTCGTTTTGCCATCGCATTAGCAATTCTTATTGCTTTCGCATCACAAAACTTCTCGTTCCCTCCAGCGTTTATACAATCTTGTCTACTCTTATTCGCTATCTTTACCCACGCTTCTTTTTGTTTATCACTCAACCCTTTTATATGTTTTTCTACATCGCCTATTTGCCACGGCATTCTATCCCTCTATTCTTATCAAGTAGTCCCTAATTCTATTACTTCTTCTAACCAACACATGCATTGCGGATGCGAAGGTAGAGGGACTGCTGATTTTTCAAAATACTGACCATCTAACGCATCACATTCTGGACATTCTACCATTGATGATGTCCTATGCCAAATATACCCTTTTATCCAATCTCTTGATTTCCCATATTCTATCTGCCCTTGCTGATACGCCAAAATCATCTCGGTTCTTGTCAACCTCATCGCATTCTTATACGCCGACTTGTATACTCCTCTCCCTGGATGTATCGCTGCTTTTATTTTCCCTCTCAACGTCTCTGGCTGTATAAGATAATGCCTTATATCCCTTGATACCGCCGCACAACTATCTCCACTTATTAACCCCATCGCAACTAACCGCTCTATTTCTTTTTCTGTCTCTTGACTTATCTCCCATACCCTATCACTCAACTTATGAGAAATAGCATACACACTCGCTTCTTTTATCGCTTCCGGAACTAACTCTATCGCAAACGTCTGACAAAAATCTAACACTTTATCCGCTATCTTGTCTTTTTGCTCTTTACTTACTACTACTTTTGCTCCTTTCGGTCTTTGCTTTGTCCTTATCCTTAAAATAGAGGCATCTACCCCATATATTGCCGACCGCCGCAAAACATTGTTTAACCAACTCTTAAATTTATTATGATATTTAGCATTCAACTCCCCTATATGTTTATTAATCGTTTTTAAACTCGTAGGCGAAATCTTTCCTTCTTTATCCGCAAACCTGTTTAATATCAAAGAACACTCATCTGCTAACCGTGAATATATCCCCTTTAACTCTTTTTCTTTCCCTACCTGCCATTTAAGAAAATCTTTCCTAAAATCGTTCACTGTATAATTTTCTCTCTTTGCTTCTCATACTTCGCTTCTTGTTTTACTTCCGGACTTTGCTCCATATCCATTAACTCTTTTTCTTGGTCATAATCATACCCTAACTTTGACGCAATTGTCCGTTCACTCGCTATCCCCATCGCTTGATGAGTAACATACGCTTCTGTATCCTCTTTTAAATTCCTCGCAATTAATGTCGGGAACGCCATACTACAGGTTGTCTTCGTAGGAATATCAATTACCTCCCCATCGTCCCCTGTTTCTTTACTCTGTTGCGGCAATTTGCCATCGTTTATCCCTGCTTCTATTACTTTTTCAAATATCAATTCAAATTCCCCTTTAAAAAACGCTTGCCAATTCTCAAAATTCTTTACCGCAGGACTTTCACTTACCATCTGACTCGAATAATTAGCGTTAGAGGCATCCGCACTTACCATATATTCTGCTAACCCTAACTTGCTCGCTATTTGCAACTCAAACCGCCTACCATCCTCTCCCGCATCTCTTGCCCCTAAATTCGGTGATAACATCTGATATTCTACCCCTTGATTAGCAGTTATCGTTGTTGGACCAGTCAACTTCCTTGCCTGATTATAGAACTCTTTCCCACTTTCTTCTACATTCGCCCCATTAAATTTCCTAACTAACGCTACAAAATTCCTGATTTTGTTAAACAAAAACCTATCGTTTAACCACCTTGCTTGCTTTTCTATCTCAGGCATTGCTCCTAACAAAACACTTCTACCCCGTTTCTCATCACTGTCGCAATCGGTTTTTATATGTATTATGTCGTCCGCTTCTATTACTTCGCTATTACTTATCCCTTTCTTGTCTACCCAAGTCCTATAATACCTTATGACCGTCTCTACATCATCTTCGTCCGTTTCTATCCCATCAGTTATTTTACCGCTCCAATCTTTAATTTCTAACGGGTCGATAAACCTTATTTTACTCCTATCATCGGTAAACCTGATAAATACTTCACCATCTCTTATTAACCGCTTAACAATCTCCGCCTGCCGTTTAGATTTGAACTTGTTTTCTTTATCCCATCTATCCCAATACTCTTGCACTCTCTTATCTTCATCGTTCGCAGTTATATCTACCCCTGTCCCGATTATAAAAGATGTCATTGTCCTAACTAACTGCTTTGCTTTGGTCGTATAAAACTTTTTCCTTATCTCATTTACTACGGTTTCTCTGTCCCCTTCCCAAACATCTTTTATCCCAGTAGTTCTCGCTTCCCCTATCTTTTCCCAATCAACCTCATCTTTATCCTCTATTCTCCCTATCCCCTCTTTTATATCTTTTAACCCTTGCCTTAATAGTTCTACCCTATATTTGTTTTCCAAAATCCTTGATTTTATACCATCAAACATAACTTCTCCTTACACCCAAAACCCATCTCTTATATCCTCATAAGGTCGTTCCAATTTAACTCCTCTGCTTTTATAATGCGTATATATAGCATATCTCATCGCATCCATCAGATGGTCGCTAAACTTTACAGGTTTATCTAATACCCGACCGTTCCTGTCTTCTTTATATTTATACCCGTTTATCTCTTTTATCAAATCAACACTATCTTTTGTAATATGTATTTTCTGCCGTTTACAATAATCTATTCCCGTTTCTACATCTTTATCTGCGGCGAAAACATTAAACCCCGATTCACTGATTTCCGCTATCCTCGCTGGTTCACCACTATCAGCATACATACAAATTCGTCTGTCCTGTATTATCTCTTTTAACCGCTCAATTAAATCAGAGTTGGTTAATTTCCGCTCATATAATAGTTCTTTGATATGCACCTCTTGGTCTTTTATCTTTATCCCTACCAACGCACTGGGGTCATTATACCCAAAATCTAACCCATATATCATCTCTCCGCCACCTGGCAACTCATCTACTAAATCCCAGTTAGTATAAATTATATTTTTTCGCACTCCCCACTGACCAAGCGTATATATCTGATAATACTGCTCATCCTCATCTTTTAACCCTTTTAACTCATTTATATACTCTTGCGTTAAAAACGGATTATCTAAATAATTCGTATATTGTAATCCTATATCTTTTTGTTTCTTGATTAACTCCATATTTATCCAGTGAAACTCATCTATCGGATTACAAGTCAAATACATCTGGTTCTGTGTATCTGACTGCCTTCTTAACCTCAACTTCAACTGCATATACTCTTGATGATTTATCTCCGTCGCTTCCTCTACCCAAACATAATTCGCTTCAAAACTCTTTATCTTCTCTTTATCATCTAACGACTTAAACAATACCTTGTTAGACCCTACACTTATTACCATCTCGCTCCTGTTTATATAATACGGCAATTGATATTGGTCTAACAAATCTAATATCAACTGATATGCCGTTATCCTCAACGCGGGTAAAGTTTTCCTCGCCACTAATATCCGTTTGTTTTTCTCTTTATACAACTTTTCAAATAACAAAAACTGTGCGGTAGTATAACTCTTACCGCTCCCCGCTCCCCCTACCTCTACATTTACTATCTTATCAGTATTACAAAGAAAATTATATATCTTATCAATTACTTGTGCTTTTGCCATTGGTAAACACGTGTTCTATTTCCAGTTTTGTCTCACCACTCACATTTCGCTCTACTTTGTTTAACTGATGCCACCGCTCAGGCGCACGATTACACAACCAAAATATCATCGCTCCTAAATTCCCATTACACGCAACTTGAAACAACGACTTGGTTATCTGCATTTCCGCCTTTTCTTTCCCGTGTTTTATTGCAGCCAAAAACTCTGCGTGCTGTTTCTTGTATGTCTTTAACGAAGTCCAAGATATACCCTGTATACTTGCTATCTGTTCCTCAGTCAATCCTAACCCCGCAAGCAATTCCACTTGTCTTAAATCTACTTTACTATAACTTGTTGGCCTACCACCTTTACTTTTCTTTTCCACCTTTATCCTCTCTATTTCTGACGACCTTCCCCTTAACCTTTCTATTTTGCCCAAGGATGTTGAAATATGTCTAAAAAACTTCTTATCTCTTCTATATTATCTATTTGAACCTAAACTACGACCTTTTTTATATCCGGGGATATAAGATATAACGCTTATAAATATATATATAATAATATATATAATAAGTTTTTTCTTTTTTCAAGAAATAATCTAATATTCCTTTATAAACCAGAATGAGGTCTTATTACAAAGAGTGTGTCAAATACTAAATCTGCGTGCAGAAAATACTCTCATTTCTTTTGCACCTCGCAAACTTGCAAATCCGAAAGATTTTTTCCAAAAAGTAT